AGCCTATTTTCCCAAAGAGATAGTACATCCGAGAAAGAATCGTCTGCTGACGCATATTCTCCGTAGTGGATACTTTCAACAAAAGAATGAATTTTTTTATTGACAAAGGAGTCCAACTGCTCCCCTTCTTCAAAAATAGAGGAATCTTGAATTCTAATAGAATTCAATCTCACATCTTTATCAATAGAATACCCTCCACTAATAACTTTACCTCCTTCTGTTAGGTAAGAAACATGGGAGTTGTTGCTATCAATAGCAAATAAACTCACATTCTCTCGCAAAGACCTGGAGAGGCAATCTCCTAACTTCACCAGATGCGTAATAGTTTTATCTCGTTCCTCAAATAATTTCGAAAACATTTTTAATCTCCTTTTTAGGACTCTAAAGTTATATATGTAAGTTTTAGATTATATGTCCCGCTTTTTGTTGTTGTTTTTGGATTATCCTAGAAATAACTTCTTTTTTATCGTCTTCTAGAACTAATTCTCTCAAAGTCTCCAATTCTGAGACATTATCTTCATTGGCTGTAGGGGGTACATTTTCCGCAGGCTCCTGACCCCCAGCCTCTCCATAACCAGGATTGGCTACTTCAGCCTGTTTTTCCTGCTGCTCTAAATCTTTCTCTTGATCTTCCTCAATTTCAGACTGCATTCTTCTAATCTCTTCATCAGTCATATCATAGAACTCTCTATAGATGGATTCTTTAGAGAAAAGACCTAATCCTAAGACTGCTTGGATAACTCTTGTTTTCTGCTCATCAATATCGAGTTTCCTCTTAGCAGACATGTCAGAAGGTTCAGGTAGAGAAATTCTAAGCTTTTTAATCAAAGCGGCAGGATACCCTCTTAATTGAAGATGCCTCTTTGCCATGTTTTCTAATCCAGTTTCAATATCTACCTGAACTCTTTGAATAGTTCGGGCAAACTTCACATCGAGCTGGGATAGGTTAGCCTTCCTTTCAGGAGATTGATCTTTCTCTACAAGATAATCTTTCGGAACTTTAAGAGCTGCAAGGAGCTTATCCCGATAATATCTAACGTCTTCAATCTCCCCCAAGTTAGTAGCTCCAGGGAGAGTATCAATTTTAGTCCCCCTTCCATTCTTAGTGGGAACAAAAAAGTCTTCATCCATCGACATGGGGTTGTAACGAGAGTCTACTGTACCTTTTCCAGAGTTATAATATTTCTCTTTCTTGAACTTCTGCTTTAGACGCTCAATGAACATCTCAGCTTTGCTAGTGGGGAGATTCCCTGTATCCACATAGAAAATTCTTCTTTCTGGTGCTCTGGATAATCTATAAATCATCATGGCATCTTCCATCATTTTAAGAGAACGGAAAACACGATGGCATAGTGCGGCAATTGATTTCCCATAAGGATAGAACACAGGATCAGAGGTATGCAGCCTGTAATGAACAATCTGATTCTTATCAAGTTCAATATATTTAACGGGACGAGCTAGTTCTGACTGGCCCACCTCGGAGTATTGAAGGGATTCTAAATTAGGAATTTCTTGTAAGAATTTTTTAAGATACCCATACTCATTTTCTACGCGAAGAATCCAGTTGGGATTAAGAATTTTAATTTTTTTAATTCCCTCTTCTGATTTATTTATATCTACAATTAATTCAGTGAAGCAATCCCCATACTTAACGGTATTTCGGACAATATCCCAAAGAAATTTGTGTAAGTTAACCTGTTCAAAAAGTTTATTAATCTCATCAACTACCAAGTCACTCTCTGATTTAATAGTCCATCGTTCCGATCTAGTACCTTTTTGTGTGGAATCATCTGCATAGATATCAAACGCTGCGCCAATTTCAGGATACTCATCCATCTCCTCGTATTCTTTGTACCTGCGTCTACGATTAAGCTCAAGTTGGGGCAGGATGGGGTTCCTTTGAACTCCTCCAATAGCGGGGCCTCCATCAATTTCTTGGTCTTTGATAACCTCCGTATTAACAACTGTGTCCCCTGTTTCAGGTACAACTTTCCCTTGATCAACGGCTCTTTGAACTGGAATTTGAGCTTTTGTAGCAAAAAATTTAGCAAAAAATCGGCCTATAGGGCCTGTGGGTGTGTAAAACGTCCCTGCTCTATTCTGGGTGCCCCCGAATGTAGTATACCCACTCTCATTTAGCTCATCATTTATTTCATCAGCCATTTAAAATCTTCCTCGGTCACGCCACCATATGATGTTTTGAAACTATGCTTATAATTTTTACTAGGCATAAGCGGTTTTTGTTCTTTTTCTAGTTTAGAGACAAACTCTATAGGAGTTGTGTCCAGTAAGTTTTTATAAGCATGAACAGCAAGAGCGAGACTCATAACCAAATCATCATGATGATTCTTCTCAGCCTCTACTTTACCATTCTCATTTATAATAAAGGTCATCAGTTCGTCGCAAGTCCGAGTCGAGTTAATTTTCACTAAATCAGTTCGAATTGCTTCTTCTAGTTCAGCCAGTATGCTCTCTCTATTTTTAGCAGTAACCTGGAAGCCTAGATCATCTTTATCATCAGCCCACAGGTTTTCGTACTCATAAATATTATAGAGCCAGTCAATTAAGTTGTTTCCAATAGTATTTCGCTCACAGATAATGTGAGCTATATTATATAGCATACCTTCACTGAATAAAATTTTAGCAAAATCATTTATAGGAGTCCTGTTGGAATAAAATTCTGCTACTTGCTGACCATTATACATGTTAATCACATGAAAAGCCGAATAATCCCGATCTCGTCCTAGGGAGGTATCACAAGCAATCAAGTAGGTATACTGAGGTTTAGCCTCCTGCCACACGCGCATCCTGTTATTGTACTTGGTAAAATACTCCTCACTTGTTTGAGAAGAAATTTCCTTAAGAATTTGCCCCTCAATATAAGTATCTCCCGTACCCAAGAAGGAACATTCATATTCCTGCAACCACTGCTTCATAGGCATGTTTGCCTTAGTAGTATCCTCCCATGTATGGATATCCAAGCCTTTTTCAGCCATTTCCTCATAGAGCTGGGTGAAATCTGCATTGTAGCTATATTCTGGATGCTCTTGCCACCTAATATCAATAGGGTGAAACGAGTTATCCCCTGTTACTGCTTTTTGATATACTTCGTGATACCAATTACCTATACCGTTAACAGTAGATAGGACAAAAGCCCTACCCCCTGTAGAGATGATGGGATAAACAGCAGCCCAGATGGTATCAATATTTTCAATAAATGCAGCTTCGTCAATTATAAGAAGAGATCCTGCCAAAGATCTACCTGATTGCTTACCAGATGGACGAGATTTAATTGTAGATCCTGTTTTTAGCTTTAGTGTGTGCTTATTATCCTCTTGAATTCCAGGCTTTAAGAACTCTGGAAGTTCATCATACATTAACTTAATTCTATCTAGAACCTCTGTAGATTCTGCATCACCTTTAGAAAGAATAACAACTTGCTTATGCTTGTGGAAAATAATCGTGTGTAAAGAGTAGCCTGCGGCTAGAGTGGTGGCTCCAGCCTGACGAAACTTACGAAGAATATTAAATCTGTGATCCGTTAGATCGGAAAGAATCCTTTTCTGAAAAGGGTACAACTTAAATGGAACAAGACCACGAACAGGATGCGTTACCCTAATGTACTTGGAGATAAAGTACTCTGGATCAGTTGCACACCTCTTAAATTCTTCTAATAATTTCTGATTTTTCATAAAAACTAGCCTGTATCTATATATTATAGTATATGAACATTTATGCTATAGTATGTACTAGAGATAGAAACAACGTATCTGAGACTACAGATAAATTAATGAGTTTCTTATGCTCGGCAAGAATAAAAATATTAATTCTTTCGAACGCTAAATCCATATTTTCTGCTTATTACGGTGCATATAACCATATTAACCCTACTGAAGACGATATTATGATTTTTTGTCATGATGATGTTGAAATAAGGGAAGATCCTATTGAATTTGTTGGAAAATTAAAAAATATATTCTCTTCACCAGAAGTAGGGTTCGTTGGAGCAGCAGGAACTACCTGCTTAGGGCCTGATGCAGTCTGGTGGGATCAAACTCGATGGCAACAGGCCAAGCACAAAGGTAAGGTAACCCACATTGACCCGCAGGGAAGGGAGTACCAAACTCCCTACGGGCCTCCAGGAGATGTAGTAGCCCTAGATGGGTTGTTCCTAGCAGCCAAAAAGAATGTTCTGGAGGCAGTGGGCCTAGAGAAGCCAGAATATTTCGAAGGGGAGTGGGATTTTTATGATATTTATTATACCACACAAGCATTTTTAAAAGGGTTCACAAATAAAGTAATGGATATCAATATTTTCCACAACTCAAGAGGAGAATTAGTGGGAAGAGACTCTTGGCATAAGAATCGGGAAGCTTTTATTGAAAATAACGACTTCCCAATAGAAATAAAGGAATAGAATGAGTAACCTTGTTGGATATACAGGAGGCGAAAACAAAAGAAATCGTTGGCCGCACCCCACAAACGAAGATTTCAACGATCTGATTAGAAATACTGTTACTATTTTTGGAATCGGATCAAAAGAAGATCTAGACTTGCTCCACGAATGTAGAAGATACCTAAAATCCCGTATAGATGGGCTCGTTGATCACAAAATTAAACGAGAAACCGAAGAGCATTACCGTGTGATGAATCTAAAAATTGAACATGGATTCAATAAAAGTGACGATTTCATCTACAAAATCATCCAAGAGTGCAGCTACATCCTATGTGTAGGCAATTGGAGGAATGATAAGAAAGCGGATCAGGAGTATCGTTTAGGTGTTACCCTAAATAAGCCTATTTTCGAAATGAGATACGAAGCGTGCATTCCTCTAAACCAGATTATAAGATACTTACAACCAGTACGCCCTATAAAAGACTGCGAATGGAGTGTAGAAAAGCAAGACGATGTTTTGATATATGAAACCCCAGAGGGACTACTAGAACTTATGGATGGAAATCACCGTCATGAGTTTGCAAATAGGGTTGGAGGTGTACAACATCTAAGCGGCTGGGTAATTAAGCAAGTATAAAAACTCCTCATCATTACTGATGAGGAGCGGTTGCGAAGTTCCTACCGCAGAAAGGCGCAACTGGCCTCCCCTGCCGTTGGTCTATTTTTTCTTAGATACTTTTCTTTTTGAAACGGTCTTCACTACCGTAGATACGATTGCTGGCACCGCAACATCTAATCCAAGCTTGCGTCGAAGCCTCCTAGCATGACCTTTTTTTGCTCTAGCTAATTTAGCTACTGCTCTATCTCTGATTCTTTCTTTACTCATGGTTTATCCTTTTACTGTGTTTCCTTTTAGTTTCTAACCTTAAGAAGTTTTTAACCTTCTTTCGCACAAGTGCTACTTTACTAAAGTATTTAGAGCCTTTGTTAGTATACTTTTTATTTTTTTTCGTCAGTTTACCCAAAAGGAATTCATTTACCCCGCTCTTTAACTTTGTCCAAAATCTCTTCTTCTTTTGGATCCCCGTTCTCAACAATGCCTTTAAGAATAGTTGAAAGATTGGTTACAACAAGTGTAATAAGACCAGCTACCACAGCAATACTTTCTACAGGAATAAATTTAATAGATATAATAAATGCCATTACCAAAAAAGTTAAGTAAAATCCTGCAAACTTTGCTAAATGTTTTGAAGCAGTTTCTTTCGCACTTTCTTTTATTATAAGTTCTCGAAATTTAGCATCAGATTCTGCATTTAATTTCTCAACTTCTACTCGGCCATCCGCTGCTTTCAGCTTAAGAGCAGCGTTAACATCAATGTAGCCCTTTTCATTGATCATCGGTTTTTCAGGCATAGGGATACCTCCGAGTTATCTAGGTTCTTAGTTAGTAGAAAATATCAATTTTTTCTACTGATAGTAATAAGTAACCGTAATAGGACAAGCAAACTGAAATCTAACTAGCCACGCCCCAACGCTACTGTATAAATCTGGAATATACCCTGAATGGTATAAAGAAAAATCAAGCCTAACCACCCCTGTTCCAACAAAACTTGATATAACCGATGGATCCGTAAGGGAAAAACTAACACTACCCGCTGGATCATCTTGAAGAATGTGGGACACAATGAATGAGTGCTGGTCATTGTAGCCTTGATGTCCTATTACCCCCGTCCCCCAAACTTCTTTAAAAGCTACAGGCCAAAACTGTAAATGACTATGTGAAAATTCCCCTGGCCTACTAACATTTATGGTTGTGGTTACATCTCCAGGAACATCCCCCTGATGAGCCTGTTCTCGTAACTCTTTCATAGTTGGGTTTCCTGGTTGGGTTAATATTATAAGAGGAGGCAGTCCACTACTCTGGCGACCTCTCAGAACCCACCCATACCCCATAGGCTGTTGATTAGAATCCAATTCAAAATCAATTGTTTCTGTGATCTCCATGGGGGTGGATATTTCTATCCTCACAGGGGTTAAATGGGATTGATTAAACTCTACCTCAAAATCCGAGAAGAAAAAATCTATATTAGGTTTGCGGTAGGTGTATCTTTGAATGTATGGAGGTATCGTGCCTCCTGTCGGACCTTGTTGAACATTAGCTCCCATACCTACTTGTTGTGCTACAGGTGTGGGTACAGAAAGTGCATTTGGGTTGCCAAATAGGAAGTTACTAGGTATTTTTCCGAATTTACTCATACTATAGTTAGGGGAGTTTCAAAGGAGTCCCAACTTTTTTAAAATTTTTTTTAAGTAGGTTTGAATTTTTTTAAGTAGGTTTGAATTTTTTTAAGTAGGTTTGAATTTTTTTAAGTAGGTTTG